ATTATGCTTTTTGCATAACCAACATGGTGGCGCACCACACGATTAACACGACTGATGCCGTGTCCTTGAAGATTATGCAAGGAACACTTATCCAGACCCAGCGTGCTGATCTGTGCCTAGACGCAATGGCAGAGGGTTGTACCCATATCTTGTTTGTAGATTCAGACATGACCTTTCCGCAAGACATGATTGAGAGACTCTTGGCGCATGACTTGGATGTCGTGGCAACAAACTGCGCAAGGCGCAGGATGCCGACTGGACCAACTGCACAGCGCTATGACGAGAACGGTGAGCGCGTGCTTATCTACACAATGCCAGAGTCCACAGGGATTGAGGAAGTCGGCTCGATTGGCATGGGTGTCATGCTGATCAAGCGCAGGGTCTTTGAGGCTTTGAGTGAACCTTGGTTCGATACTCCTTGGCGTACCGACAAGCGCGGGTATGTTGGAGAGGATGTTTTCTTCTGCCGTAAAGCACAGGCTGCTGGCTTTAAAATATGGATTGATCACGATGTTTCAAAAGAGATTGGACACATCGGGACGTTTGAATTTAAGCACGATCACACTTGGGTGATGCGTGACTTAGAGAAAGCACAAAAGGCTGAAAATGGCGCTCACAACCTATGCTGAACTGAAGACCTCGGTCGGGGACTGGCTTAACCGCACAGACCTGACTACTGCTATTCCTGACTTCATTAGTCTGGCAGAGGCTCAGATCGAGAGAAACTTGCGCACCAGACAGATGATCGTGCGTGCTACTGCATTGATCACTACCGAATACTCGGCAGTACCTACTGACTTCTTGGAAGTCAAGTCTTTCAAGCTCGATACCAATCCAGTCACACCATTGGGGTTTGAGACCATTGACTCAATGGACACTCTGGCGGTCACTTATCGCTCGGCTAGTAAACCCATATTTTTTACCGTGGTGGGTGAGCAGTTTCGCTACCTACCAGAACCAGACACCGCATATACAGGTGAGCTTATTTATTACGCAAAGTTGAGTAAGTTATCAACTGCGAACACAACAAACTTTTTACTAACTGCTGCACCTGATGTTTACTTGTACGGTGCTCTTATGCAAGCAGCACCGTACCTGCAAGATGATGCGAGAATTGCTGTATGGGCATCGATGTACCGAGCTGGTCTTGAAGAGGTCACGCAAGCAGATGATCGCAGCTCTTCAACTGGCGGTGTATTAGTTGCACGCGCAAGAACTTTGGGATAACAGATGCTAGTAACCACTACAAAGGGTGAGATGGATGTCTCCTTGCTAGAGAAGCGAGAAGGCACTATCGACAACGACAACGAGACGACAAGCTGGGTTGAATATTGGCTAGAAGGCGAGCTTGTGCATCGCTCAGTTGATATGACCTTAAAACGCAATGTGACTGGTGAAGCAGTCGCGCAATCTTTAAGTTAAGGGAAATATCATGGCTAACACGCAAGCAATGTGTACATCTTTCAAAGTTGATTTACTCAACGCTGTACACGCATTTTCAACTAGCGTACCAGCGCATACCGCATCGACTGCCGACACCTTCAAGGCTGCGCTATACCTTGCGTCTGCAACGGTTAACGCAACGACAACTGCATACTCAGCAACTAACGAGGTATCTGGCACTAACTACACGGCTGGCGGTGCTACGGTGACATTTGGCACAGCGCCAAGCTCAACCAGCACGACGGCATTTGTGACTCCATCGGCATCGATTGCTTTCTCAAATGTGACTCTGACAACTGCCTTTGACGCTGTATTGATCTACAACTCAAGCCAGTCTAATAAGGCTGTTAGTGTCCATACCTTTGGCAGCCAGACAATAACTGCTGGGACATTCACCTTAACCATGCCGACGAATGACTCAAGCACAGCCTTGATCAGACTCGCTTAGTAGGGAGGCAGCACAATGGCTGCTTACGGCAAAGGCTACTACGGAAGAGGTGTTTATGGCATAGGTAATGTCGTCATTAGTGGCAATGCGTCAACCCTTGCTATTGGAACGCTTGGTGTCAATATCTCCGAGCAAGAAGAGGGAACGATTGCCACAGGCAATGTCGGCTCTGTCAGCGTATCCAGAACCATTGCCCTAACTGGCAACGCATCAACCCTATCGCTTGGCACGCTATCTTTAGACGATAGAAGTTTTGCCGTTACGGGTAACGCTTCAACACTATCCATTGGCAGCGTTACAAACGGCATAAGTATTGAGATAATTGGCAATGAGATAACCTGCTCGGTCGGAACAATGATTGGTTTTGGCTGGAGCACTATCCCAGACACGGCAGAGACTTGGACGGCAGAGGCAGACACGCCAGAGACTTGGACAGCAATCGCAGACAATTCAGAAACATGGACGCAAGTCCCAGCATGAAGGTGAACTATGGCAGATACCACAACAACCAACCTATTACTTACCAAACCAGAAGTAGGGGCTAGTACTGACACTTGGGGGACTAAGATAAATACGGACCTCGATTTGGTCGACGCTCTGTTTGACGCTGGTCCATTGCTCAAGGTCACCAAGGGCGGTACAGGTGTAGGCACAAGTACAGGTAGTGGTGCAAATGTCTTAGGAACTAGTCCTACTATCAACAATCCCACAGTCACTAACTATGTTGAGAGCGTTGTGGCTATTGGTACTGTAACAAGCGCAAGCACCATTGCTCTGACAAGTGGAACAGTTCAGACCGCAACGCTAACAGCGTCAACTGCTTGCACATTCACAATGCCAACTGCTACGGCTGGCAAGTCTTTTGTTCTTTTGCTCAAACAAGCTGCAAGCACAGGAAACGGCACAGCAACTTTCACGGGTGTGAAGTTTGGAACTGCTGGCGCACCTACGATTACAGCAACTGCTGGCAAGATGGACATCTTGACCTTTGTTGCTGATGGTACTAACTGGTATGGTTCTATTGCACAAGGATACACACCATAATGTTTGCCTCTAAAAATTTCTTTTTAACTGGTGTTGCATCCTATCTTGGGCCAACCTCGGTTGACTTTTTAGTAATTGCTGGTGGCGGTGGTGGTGGAACAGCAAATGAAGGTGGAGGCGGTGGGGCGGGTGGATTTAGAACTTCTGCTGGCACAAGCGGTGGTGGTGGAAGTGCAGAATCACCGTTAAGTTTATTAAAAGGCACTACATATACAGTAACTGTTGGTGCGGGTGGTGCTGGCGGTACTGGAGGAACTGGAACTGCTGTTAATGGAAGTAACTCTGTATTTAGTTCAATAACTTCTACGGGTGGTGGTTACGGAAGTATTGGTGGTGCAGGCTCAACCTCTGGGGCGGCTGGCGGTTCGGGCGGTGGCGGTGGCGGTGAAAGCGCTCAATCAGGCGGTGCTGGAACTGCAAACCAAGGCTATGCGGGTTCTGCAAGTTTTGGTGGCGCAAATAGGTCATCTGGTGCGGGTGGCGGTGCTGGCGCAGTTGGTGGAACTTCTACATCAACCGATTCTGGCTCTGGTGGCGCTGGTGTTGCTTCTTCAATCACAGGCTCATCGGTAATACGGGCTGGCGGTGGCGGTGGTGGAGGGTCTTCTGCTGGCTCAAATGCTGGCGCTGGCGGCTCTGGGGGCGGTGGCGCTGGTTCATCCCCAGGCACATCTGGAACAGCCAACACAGGTGGTGGTGGTGGTGGAAATACTGGAAATAATGTTAATAATGGCGGTACAGGTGGCTCTGGTGTTGTTATTTTGTCCATTCCAACAACAAACTACTCAGGTACATTCACAGGCTCACCAACTGTCACAACAAGTGGCGCAAACACAATTCTGACTTACACAAGTTCAGGCTCATATACTGGATAAAAAGAAATATATGCACTTTGCAAAAGTAGAAAACGGGTTAGTAGTCAACGTAATCGTTGCCGAACAGGATGTCATTGACTCTGGCATCTTTGGGCATGGATGGGTGCAAACCTCATACAACACGCATGGCGGTGTTCATGCTAATGGCAATACACCTTTGCGTAAGAACTACGCTGGGATTGGCTACACCTACGACAGCACTAGAGATGCTTTCATTCCTCCACAGCCATATCCATCATGGACTATGAGTGAGGAAACTTGTTTATGGTCTGCTCCAACTCCAATGCCTACGGATGACAAGCGTTACTCTTGGGATGAGCCTACATTGGCATGGGTTGAGGTGACAGCGTGACAGAAGAAAGCACGACTGAAGGCATTTCAGTAATCGTCGCCAAGGTAGCACCGCCAGTAGGCGTGTCTCTGGCAACTGTCGCTGGCTATCAGGTCAGCGAAGTATTGATCTGGGCGACTCTGATCTACACCGTCTTGATGATCTGCCACAAGTGTTACCAGATTTATAAAGAGGTAAAGCATTGACCCTTTCTCTTTACTCATGCTGGCACAGGGTGCTTTCAGCGCTATCAAGCAGGGGTGCGACTTTCTACACCAAGGTCGTATTCAGCTTGAGTCTGCTAAAGCAACCATTCAAGGAGTCCAGTCAGACCTTAAGGCAGTCAAGGGAATATTTGATTGGTTTATTGGTCTCTTTGTCTCAAAGCCAGATAAGTCTGAAGTTGCAAAGCCTGTGGCGCAAACGAAAGCCAAAGCAGTCGCAGCCAAGCAGTCCTACGAAGAGATGGAGTTACAGCTCATTAAAAGTGTGGGCGACAACATTGGTACGCTCTTTGACACGCAGCAACAAATAAACAACTACTACGCGGAACTCGAAGAGGAATCAAAGACTAAGTACAACCCAGATCAGAACACATCAAAGAAAGCCATTGAGCGTGCTTTGATTGAGTTGCAGATGGAGAAGTTGATGGAGCAGACCAGAGAGGCGATGGTCTATGCACCGCCAGAGTTGAAAGACTTGTATAGCAGATTCTTGGTGATGCATGGAAAGATTGAGCGTGAGCAGGAATGGGCAAGGTCAGAGACAATTCGCAGGACTAGATTGGCTAGATGGAAACGAGAACAAGAGGAGATAAGACAAATTGAGTTGATAAGTAGCGCTATTGCTGTGACATTCATTTCTTTAATTTTTGGATGGTTGATGTGGGCAATACGAAACTTATCTGGTGGGTTTTGATTGGTGTAGCGGTATGTCTCATAGTGGCAGTCACTTCTTTGTCTTACATTGAAACGATGTATATGAAGGCTCAGTTAAAACAAGAGATGAAGGAACTTCGTAAACTCAAACGAGAACTCAAGGAGTCTAAATGAATGAATTACTCGGTCTTCTCAAGGGTGTCGCACCCACGCTGGCAATGGCTGTCGCTGGTCCTTTGGGTGGCGCTGCTGTTACCGCTTTGGCTAGTAAGTTTGGCGTGTCTGATAGTGTTGATGCCGTTGCAAAGGCTATTGCTGGCGATCCAGCAGCAACTGCGAAGCTGGCGGAAGTAGAGGCAGACTTCGCCAAGGCTGAATTAGAAGCCGTTACAAAGCGCTGGGAATCAGACATGAAGTCTGACTCCTACCTATCAAAAAACATTCGTCCTATGACCCTTATAGCGATTCTGAGCGCGTACTTCTTATTCGCCATGATGTCTGCTTTCAGCGTCAATGTGAACGAGACCTATGTGAAGTTATTAGGTGAGTGGGGTCAACTGATCATGTTGGCTTACTTTGGTGGCAGAACCGTTGAGAAGGTAATGGAGAAACGCAAATGATTGAATTCTTAAAGCAACTAATACTAACAAGAGTCAACCGTCCTCAGCCTAGTGTCGAAGAGGTCGAAGTCCAAGTCTGGGCATTCGTCGTCAAGTCGATCACCATCATGGTCTTGGGCATTGCGTTTGGCACTCTGTGGCTCATCGGCTTTGAGAAGCAGGAGACCGAACTTGCACCAATCGACGCAATCTTCTTGGAAATCTTGAAAGCCATTGCGTTTATGGGAGTGGGAACAATGGGCGGTATCTCAGGACGCAAGGCATCGACTGCCATTGCAAAAGCCATTGTGGGAGAAGATGATGCAACTAAGTGAACACTTCAGTCTTGAGGAGGCAACGCACTCCGACACCGCCACAAGGCTCGGCATAAGCAACCAGCCTTCACCGCAGCAACTTGAGAACATGAAGACGGCTGCTGCTGGCATGGAGAAGGTCAGAGAGCTACTTGGTAAGGCTATCAATGTCAACTCATGGATACGACTGCCAGAAGTCAATGTCGCGGTGGGTGGTAGCAAGGTATCGAGTCACATGGACGGCTGGGCTATTGACTTTGTGTGTAGAGGCTTTGGCACTCCATTGGATGTCTGCAAGGCTATTGATGCAGCAGGTATCAAGTTTGACCAAATGATCCACGAGTTTGGAGATAAGGGCTGGACTCATATCTCCTTTGCGCCAGCATTGCGTCAGCAAAAGCTCACCATCTTCAGACCTCAGAATAAGTACGCCATCGGTTTGTTGACGCAAGACGAATACAACAAGGCAGTATGACGAATC